TCTCCCATTTTTAAAACATAACCGCAAGTAGTTGCAATTCTTGCTTTATCTAATTGTTCTTGAGAAAATAATATTCCACCTTTAGTTTTTTCTTTTGGTGTAAAAGGTAAAACTAAAAGTCTGTATCCAACAGGCTCTGGTAATTGATTTACCATTTCCTTTATATTGTCGGGATCTAATCTTTTTGCGTGCGGCTCTTGTGGTTCGCTTTTATATTTTTCTTCTAGCGCTAGTCTAGTTTTTGGTACTTCCTTTGATGTCGATAACGTTTC